GAAACAGCTCTCCAGCAGGCTGCAAACCTGTTGGAAACAGAATACCCCGTATTCGACCAAAATTCTGCCGACTATAACGAAGACTTTACGCAAGAAGTAATTGAGCTACGCGACGCGTTTATGATTCAGGGTTTAGGGGCGGTAGATGCGCTATCGAAGGCATCCAATTTTGTCATAAAAGCCCATGATATTGGTACTGAATCGGATGACTCTTCTGCGCTGACCGCTAAACAAGCGCCTAAGAAGTCTGTAGATGAACTGGCGAAGAAGAGGGCGGAGGTTGCAAAGAAGTTAGACGCAGCTAAGAAGCAGCCGCCAGAACTTCCTGGAGAAGGAAGCAGCAGCCACGGTGAGAAAGCACTCGATATAAGCTCACTTTCTGAAGAGGAATTTAATGCTCTTCCTGAAGCAACGCTGAGAAGGCTTAGAGGCGATATTTTCTAGAGGAAATGCTATGACAACCAGAGACCCCAGATTAGCTCGCGCAGGCGTGGCTGGTTTTAACAAACCCAAAAAGACTCCTTCGCACGCGACAAAATCGCATGTTGTTGTAGCTAGGAATTCATCGGGCGAGACAAAAACCATTCGCTTTGGGCAGCAGGGGGTCTCTGGCGCGGGCAAGAACCCTACGTCAGAAAAAGATAAGGCACGCAGGAAGTCTTACTACGCACGACACAACGCCCAAGACTCAAAACCAGACATCCTAAGTGCCCGATATTGGAGTCATAAAGTTAAATGGTGACCCAGTATCTTGTTGACATAGTTTATTAGTAACGCTAATATTAATGTACCATTCGTGTATCAGTACGAAAACTGATCGTGTCGTTCACGTAAAAACCGTACTCCCGTCTGCACAGACGTTAAATGCGCCGAGACCGCTCTCGCTAAAACGCGCGACCGTTAGTCTGCACGAAAAGGACGATTTACAAGGCTATTTCAATTTAATGCAAACAAATGGAGGCCATCATGGCTTTAACAAATTTTGCTAGCCTGACTTCTGAGCAACTAACCGCGTGGAGTCGGGATTTTTGGCGTCAAGCTCGTAACATGAGCTTCATCAACCAGTTCGCAGGATCTGGTTCAAATGCAATGGTTCAGCGTATCACTGAACTTACTCGTTCTGAGAAAGGCACCCGTGCTGTTATTACACTGCTTGCTGATATGACTGGCGACGGTGTAACTGGTGACTACACTCTGGAAGGCAACGAAGAAGCGCTACGTGCGTATGACATCGTTGTTAATCTCGATCAGCTTCGTTTCGCTAACCGCATTGCCGGTCGTATGGCGGATCAGAAGTCGGTGGTTAACTTCCGTGAAACTTCACGCGACGCGCTGGCTTATGCTATGGCTGACCGTATGGATCAGTTGGCATTCCTCACGCTGTCAGGTGTTGCTTACACAAACAAGACCAACGGCGCGCTGCGAGTAAACAACGCAGGTGCAGGTCTTGATCTTTCTGATCTTGAGTACGCCACAGACGTAACTACGCCTACTGCAGCTCGTCACCTTCGCGTCAGCGGCAACGATATCACTACTGGTGATACTACTGCTGTTACAGCGACTGACAAGCTGGGTTACAAGCAGATCGTTGAACTGAAAGCTTACGCGAAGGATAACTATATCCGTGGTATTCGCGGCGCTGGCAACGAAGAGACATTCCACCTCTTTGTTACCCCACAGCAGATGGCTAACCTCAAGCTCGATGCCGACTTCCTTGCGAACGTCCGCAACGCTGGCGTCCGTGGCACAAGCAACAGCTTGTTCTCTGGCTCTAGCAGCCTGATGGTTGATGGTGTTATGTGTCACGAGTTCCGTCACGTCTTCTCAACTGAAGGCGGAACTACTGGTACTTCTGCTAACGCAGGTGCTGCTGGTTACAAGTGGGGTGCAGACGCAGATGTTACAGGTGCACGCGCACTGTTCTGCGGAGCACAAGCCCTTGCAATGGCTGATATCGGCGCGCCAGAAATTGTCGAAGATACTTTCGACTATGGCAACCAGTCAGGCATCTCTATCGGCAAGATCTTCGGTCTGAAGAAGCCCAAGTTCAACAGCGACTACAACGGCGCTGTCGAAGACTTCGGTGTTATCTGCCTAGATACTGCTCAGTAATCTCCCCTTGAGAGCATTGCCCCCTTACAGCTAACGCTGCGAGGGGGCCTTTTTAAAGGCTAGAAAATGAGAATTAAGGCCGAATTTGATTTGAGAGTAGCCACTTTAGGCGGCGGTGTCGTTTGCCTGCAAGCTGGAGTGGAAAGAGATGTTTCAGAGGCAATAGCTGCTATCGCTATTGGCATGGGAGCGGAGGCCATAGGTGTATCGGTTCAGTCTGCCCCAGAACCCGTTGAGCCTGATGTCGACCCCGTATTCGAAGCTGTAAACGCAATCGAAGAGTTGATTAACGTTGGATCACCGGATGATTTCAAGACAACTGGCGAGCCCAAGGCAGCTGCAATCCATCGTGTGATGGGGAAACAAGTCTCTGCGGAGATTAGAGAAGCCGCTTGGGATCAAGTGCTAAATGGCTGATGGGAGCTAAAGAATCATGAGTGTATCTGTTCAATCGATTGTAGACCGCGTTCAAATAACGCTCCAAGACACAACGGGCGTTAGATGGCCTGTTACTAGTGAGCTTGTTCTGTGGGTCAACGACGCACAGCGAGAAATTGCACTCTTTAAGCCAGACGCGTCGGCGAAGAATACAACAGTGACACTTGCCGCTGGCACTAAGCAGTCAATACCTAACGATGGTAACCGGCTGTTACGCGTCGTAAGAAATATGTCCGCCGCAGTTAATGGTACTGGCGCACGCGCTGTACGAATTGTAGATCGCGAGGTGCTCGATGCGCAGTCCCCTACTTGGCACGATCCGCTTGTTACCGGCGATGCTGCTCACGGCGCTACTGTTAAGCATTATATTTATGATGATAGTAATCCTATCAACTTTTATGTTTATCCAGGGGTTACGGGATCAGCGTTCGTCGAAATTATCTATTCGGCGAACCCAGTCAGTGTTACGCAGAGCGATAACTTAGATATCCCAGACATCTACGGAAACGCAGTAGTTAATTACGTTTTGTATTCAGCTTATATGAAAGATGCAGAGTATGCGGGCAATAGCCAGCGCGCTGCGAATCATTATCAGTTGTTCATGTCGTCTATTACCGGAAAGTCTCAGATTGATGCCGTGACGAATCCTAATACTGATCTCATGGCAGTGGCACCTCGGATGGCAACCTAATAATTTGAGGTGACCGCCAATGGCGACTTTCGAGTCTTTACTACCAGACGTTCTACCCAGCGTTCATGGCTGCTCAGATGCGATGGCTATATCAGCTCTTCGCTCTGCGGCCATAGACCTGTGTGTCAAATCAGAAATTTACCAGCAAGAACTAGACCCTGTAACGACGGTTGCAAAAATCTATGAATACGACCTCGAGCCCCCAACAGGCACGGTCGTTGAGAAGATTCTTTGGGCTGTCTACAAGGGTGACAAGTTAGAGCCTATCAGTACTGCGCTTCTCGAAAAGCGTCAGCCAAATTGGCGCGACCCTTCTAAGTTTTCTATCCCCGAGTATTTTGTCCAGCAGACTCAAGGTACGTTTTGGTTAGCTCCGGTGCCAAATACTACGGTTGTCGAGAGCGTGATTTTACGCGCTGTACTTAAACCTACAGTAACTAGTACGACTCTTAGCGACGAGATACTTAACGATAACAAAGACGCAATTGTAAACGGCGCCTTGTTTCGATTGTTGCGAACTCCGTCGAAAGATTGGACTGATTACGCTGCGGCGCAGATGTACGGAATGCTTTACAACGAAGGCGTCAAAGATGCTGAGAATAAAGCGCGTTCAGGAAATACACCAATAGCAAGGAATGTGAAATATGGAGGTTACCACAGTAGCCCTTTCCGCCGGCGATACACTCAATATAGGTGAGATACGAACCGAGTGGCATTGGATTAAGCCTGCGATAGAAGAGATTCTCGAGGCCAATCCACACTTAACGTATATCCCAGAAGATGTGTACGCAGAGGTTAAATCGGGACACGCAGTATTGTGGGTTGCAGACAAAGCGTTTGCAGTAACGACTAGTGAGACAGACCAGTATTCAGGCGAAAAGACACTGCTCGTTTGGGTGTGTTGGAGTAAACCAAACGGAACATCAGTTTTGTTTCGGCACCTTGAAGAACTGACACGAGTTGCTGCGGACAGTGGTTATGCGTGGATCGAAACGAGGACCCAAAACGAGCGTCTAGGCGAAGCACTAGGGCACTGGGATTGGGAGCTGGATCACATAGTTTATAGGCGATCATGTCATGTCTTCAAAACCTAAACAGTCTGATTACCAAGCTTCAGATGCGGAGAAAGCCTCGGCGTCGGTAGCTCTTCAGAATTACAATTACTTTAAACAGAACTATTCCCCAATCCTCCAGCAGATGCGTGATAAAGCGCAGAATACGGATGTTGGCACAACGCTTCGTGGGCGTGCAAACGCCGACACTATGCAGGCGCTGACACAGCCCTCTTATAGAAATACTCAGCAGGTTGATTACGGGTCTGACCTTGGAAAAGCATACCAAGGACAGCTTGGCGTCGCTAATACCTCAGCGAAACAAATCCAGAACCAAATGGGCAGCAATGTACTAGGCATAGCTCGAGGGCAAGCAGCTGACGCATCTACCGGCATGGCTCAGCTCTCGCGGTTAGGCACAAGTGAAGCACTGAACCGAGCTAGGAATAAGCAGATGGTTGCTCAATCCAAAATTGATGCTGCGACTAAAGTCGGTGGCGCGTTTGTGATGCAGGGTATGGACAATAGGGATACTGGAGGCTCGTTCTTCGCTCCGAACAGGAATATGCCGCGTGGCCAAGTCGGACCTCCGCAACGATTAAGTTCGCTAAGAGAGCGGTTTAAATACTTTGTAGACGGGTAAGCATATGAGCAATCGAAATTATGAAGACATGGAAGGTCTTGGCTATTTGCCAACTAACGCTTCGCAGGGTAACTCATCACTTCCGGTGGAAGACATGGAAGGTCTTGGCTATCTGCCTAATAACGCTTCGCAGGGTAACTCATCACTTCCGGTGGTTGCAGATCCTGAAGCGGCCTATGCCCAAATCACTCGCGGCGAGTTCCAAGATTACATTAAGAATTTTCGCGGTATGGAAAATGATCTTATCAAGCGCGCCCAGACTGACACCTCTTTGGTAGACCAAGCACGCCTAGATTCAACGGCGGCGAGTGATCTTACTAAGCAGATTGCGTCAAGAAACCAGCAGCGTTACGGCGGTCAAAGGACTCCTGCTCAGGTGCAGGCGATGCGAGGTTCAATACAGCGCG